ACAAATTAATATTATAATGAATATTAATAGTAATACAATATTTATCGTCATTGTTTCAACAATAATTAATAAATTTAAATAATTTCAAATTGTCGTCTCTAAACAGAGATTAATACTTCTTTGTACAAATAAAATTGAATATAATTTAAGATTATCCTAATAAACATAAAAAACAATGTCACAATTAGATAAATATGGAAATATAAATGGATATCCACCAAGAATATGCGGTCCTTTATTAAAGATTTGTCGCGGTGAATATGACGAATCTAAAATGAAAGATATAACAATAAATAACCAAAATTATAAAATAGATACATACGGAAATATAAGTGGATGGAAAGGTTGTCTATTTAGTCACGATAGCGGAGGTTATTTGGAAGAAATAGGAATATGGGAAAATGAAATTATAACGAATTATACATTTGGATATAATTATTGGTAATAATCAAATATCTTTAGTATATATAATGTTTAAACCTCTTAGGAAAAGTAGTCGAAATAGATTTTTCATGAGTCGCAAAAAAAAAGAGGAAATAGAAAGAGAAATTTTTACTAGTTTAAAAAAAACAATGAAAAACACAATAAAAAAAACAAGAAAAAAAAAGGATGAAAATTTCGAAATAAAGGATGGTAATAAAACATATTTAGTTAAATATGAAGGTGACAGGTATGATGGAGAAACAATTTACCATGATTGGGAAGATGAGAATCCAGTAAAATTAAAAGAAGGAGAAAAAATATTTAATGTATATAATAAAAACGAAGTAAATAAACACGGTTATAGTGAAAGAAGTATCCAAGATGACGGTACAGGTTTACCAGTTAAATATACAAAAAAAAAGGGGTTAATGTTCTTTCCAAATGATGACGGAGGAAAAGTAAAAAGAAGAACCAAAAGAAAACGCAAAAGAAAACGCAAAAGAAAAACCAAAAGAAAAACTAAAAGAACCAAAAGAAAAACCAAAAGAAAGAATCATAAAAAATAATGTATTTTATAAAATTTGAATTAACAATTTATTAACTTAATTTTATCTCTAGTATCCTTGTCAATAAAATTTTTAATAATTTTCCAAAGAGTTAAAAATAACTTTGAATCTGAATAAATAAACATAGACTCTAATGTATCTTCAAAAGTTTCAGAAAATATAGTATTAATTTTTTTAAACCATGCTAAATTAAAGTTTTCACGTCTACAATTTGTTAGATATAGATGGACATAAGATGTTTTATTGTTATTAGTATTTGAAATAACCAAAGATTCTCTCTTAACTTTTATAATATAATCAATAATCATTAGTTTTTGTTTTTTTGTGTATTTTCCTGGTGTGAAATTATTAATTATTATATAGACATGACCATAACTATTATTTTCACATGTATAAATATTGTTTTTCATAGTTTCTATAATCTTATTATTATGAACTGACATTAATATTATATTTAAATAATATAACATTAATTGATAAAATACGAAAAATAAAAAAAGGTCTTTTATGTACAATTGCCTTTTAATTTTTTTTAATTTTTTAATTTTATTTTTTATGGAACCCGTGGTCCATTAAGATAGCTTCTGGTAAATTTGCGATATCTAGTATGAAATTGGGGGTTGTCAAATCAAATGCTACTTTCGGGAGAATAATATTTCTAGATTTTAATTTTTCCTGATATTCAACCGTGTGTTGGTCGTAATCACCCCCTTCTGGTAATTGCATTTTTATCGTATCATTTCCCGATTTATTTTTTACAATATATCTGGGTTTTATTTTACCTACCCAATGTGTGTATGCTCTGTTATGGCAAAATGCCCAACTTTTCTTTCCAGAGCACCATGCAATACCGTTCCTATTATAGCAATATCCTAATTTATTCGTTTCATGTTTGGTTAATCCATCATACTCTGGTGGATGAAATGATGTAGTACTTTCAATGGTTTGTTGAAATTCATGTATGGGTGAAATAAATATTGATATACTAGGTGAATTGGCAATCTCATGTGGAATACATTCTCTAAATATAATGAGATTGATAGTTTCAGTGCAATCTACGTCAACAATCCTCCTACTATTTGGATACGTTTTATTCATAAATTCTGGGTCGATATTTGTAAATGATTTACTTCCTTTTTCTACCCAGTGGTCGTAAATTGGTCTTAAATCTTTTCCTTTAATGTCCCACCAGCAGAATCTTCTAATCCCAGTAAGACCTATAATGGTAGCAGTTAATGGATTTTTACTAAAAGTGATATTTCCATTTTCTTCTTCAAATGGATGTCCGTCAAAATGTAGTGAATTCTTGTCTACCGAAAATTTCTTTTTACCTAATCTCATCCTATTTTGTTGGAAATTGGTAACAGGTTTTCCCTCGATTATTTCCATTGAATTTCTAAAATCGGTATCCTGTTCGATTAAGTGATGTAACTCAGTTCCGTATTGATTTATCCAACTTTGACTAGAATCAGGTGCTTTTCTTTTTTTAATACTAGCTGGATTCAGTTTCTCCTCCAATGTTAATTCCTCCACCTTAAATTCATCTTTTAAGATTTGATTTGCATTTTTATAAAATTCCACCTGGTCCAATGTCCTATTTCTGTCTTCTGTTGAGATGTTTTTCAACGGTACTATAGCTACCCCATGAGTATCTAAAATGCTAATTAAATTACTACTGTTTTCTACAGTAAGTGTTTGTGCTGCGATTGATTGTGGTTGTTGCATGTTTGATTTTGTTTTATTTTCCTATACAAAATTAGTCATTTTTCTTTCAATTTTCAAAGGCATTAAGTATATTTTTAATAAAAAAAATTACATCATTTAATGTGTTTCATTTCTATTAAATTTCAAAAGAGTAATTAATAATTTGGAATAACAATGTATAAATATAATGGGTCGGTGTTATGGAAACAAATGATATTTGTTGAGTTCGATAATTTTTTTCCAAACGGTTTTTTAAATAATGATATTGAACGGTCAACATATTTAACTTGTTTAGCTATCTCATCTTTTACGTGACCAATTGTAGAATATTCAGAAACAACAAATGATATACATTTTTTATTACCATCGTTGTCGTAAAATTCAGGGATTTCTTGATTTCCTGCATGATTTACTTCAACTTTTATTTTTTTTTTAAAAACAGGACGTTTAAGTAAATACAATTGGTCAATTTGATTTGAAACCCTCCAAAGTGATTCTCCCAAAAAGATGAAAGCAGTAACGATAAAAACTGCAGCGACGGACGAGATGATACCAATAATTGTATACATTATTCTTTGTTTTTTTTTATTTAATTTAATCATATATAAAGTTAAATTATTTTCAATTTTGAAACTATCATTATATTATACTTATTTCATAATATTATGATTATTTACATTTTAAAATTTAGTTTCTTTTGTTATATTTTTGAGAAGCTAACTTCTTTGTACGTGTCTATAATCCTTTCTTTATAATAAAATAATAAAATTGAATATATATTTTAGTAGAAAACACCATAGAAACAACAACAAAGAAAAATGAAAATATTTATGGAAGGTTTAGAGTTTGAAAAAAACCCAATATATATAATACGTGATATAGAAAATAATATAGAAAAGGAGTGTAGAATATGTTTGGATTCAAGTGAAGAGGAAGACAACAAACTGTTAAGTATATGCGAATGTAAAGGTTCAATAAAGTACATACACAGGAAATGTGTTATGAAATGGATAAAAGAAAGGAATGGTAATACGAGATGTGAGTTATGTAAAACAAAATATGACAAAGAAAAACTAAAAATAAATCCAATAGAAAGATTAAAAATACTATTATTTTGCAAAGAAAGTTCTAGTCTTATATTAGGGATAATAATATTAATATCAATAATATTAATAATAATTATAAGTAAACCTTGGAGTGAGGTATAGAAATAATTTGTCAATAAATTAATATTTTTTAATTATCTTTACTATATATAATGAAAGGTGTAAAAAGAAAATCAAATGTGCGTAGAAATAAACCAAGAAAACCAAGAAAAACAAGAAAAACAAGAAGAACAAGAAGAAAAACAAGAAAAACAAGAAGAAAAACAAGAAGAAAAACAAGGAGACGTAGAAAAATAAGGGGTGGAGCATGAGGAATGATAGGTGGTGGCTGACCCAACTTATAAAAAAACAAAAACAAATCAGTTCATATGACGTAATCATTAATAGAGCCGTTAGGCATAATGGTAACCGAGAACAATAAGATTTAAAGTAATAATAATCATTAATATAAACAAATACCAATAAAATAATTATGACATTTGGAACAATTATTTTATATACTTTACTAGGATTATATGGATTATATTGTATATCCTTTATAGGAACTTTATTTTATACAATATACAAAGAGAGAGAAGAAGAAAGAAGAGTATTAATAGAGGTAGATGGATTTATAGATTCAGACGATGAAAGTTTACCAACCAACCCATGAAATTTGTTTAAAAGTTAATTGATTAAGAGCAGATAAGAAGTGGTCCTTATTGAAGTTATTATCAACTACCAAATCTTTAAAACTATAAATTTGTGAGGGGGTTAAATTACCTTCTGTCCAATTATTAAATCCATTAAGTTTAGTTAATGAAAGTTTAATCCATGGTTTATAAAATTCTGGTGAATAATTATTAGAATAAAAGTCAATAAGTTCTTGTTTAGTTTTACAATGTTCCATTATAAAAAAAATAAATAATTTATGTTTAATATATTATGTTTAATATATTTAATAAAAAAATATTAAGTAATATATGAAAAAAGCAGAATTTGAAGAGGAAAAACAATGTATAATATGTTTGGAAAATTGTAAAAAGCCTTTAAAATTAGATTTAGATTGCGAATGTAAATATGTGGTACATTATAAATGTTTTAATACATGGTGGAAAAGACAAGGTAACTGTATAATATGTAAAACAGAGTGTAACAAACATTATATAAGAGGAAAAAAGAGAAAAAAAATAATAAGAAACATACAAAACAGAATACCAATTCTAAATCCTAGAAACCCAGAATTATTGTTACAAATATTTGAAGGACGATACATAAATCATAATACTCAAGTAAATATGATAGTATGTTCAAAAATATTACAAATATTTTTTTATTTATTAATCGGGTTAATAGTATGTATATTATATACAACATAAAAATTTTATTATTTATAAAAAAAAATAAAATTTAATTTTAAATAACAATAACAGATTCATCAAAAGAACTATAGTTATAAGATTTGGAAAGTTCTTTATTAGAAACAATAATTTTATTAATCATATCAATCATTTCAACCGCGTCATAAGACTCTATTTCTGACCCAGTAGGTGTATCAACAGGAGATTCAGGAACCATACCTTTAAGTTCGCCCATATATAAATCATTCATTTTATCATTATATTTGACACCATGTTTAATATAAAGTTTAAAAACATCATTCAAATCATCAATTTCATTATCTTTTAAATCGCGTTTATTAACCATAGCAATATTTTTAAGTTTTGCATAAAGTCTATTATTTTGTATGGTTTGCCAACATCTTTGTTTTTCCATAACCTGTATTTCTGAACGTAGTTTATCTAATTTAACAGAAACCCGTCTTTTGGAAAATTTATCAATTTTTCTATTTAATATTTCAAGTTTACTTTTCTTTTCTTTAAAATAATTGGAAAAGATTTGTTTTTCAAGGTCATTTTTAAGATGTATACCATAATTGTTAGAAGTTTCTTTATAGACCCATTCTTTAAATTTATTTTTATTTGCTTGTTTACAACAGTAAAGAAACCATGGTTCTTTATCTTTATCAAATTTATTTCTCCCTGAATCTCTCAAATGTGAAATAAAAGTTTTCTGACCTAAAACGAGAAAATATATAAAAAAGTACAAGACAATACCACCGTTACTAATAATAAGTAAAACAATTAAAACATCTTCAAAAAGTCCTAATTCATATCCGGAATCTGGTGTACCAAAAAACAATCCAGTACTAAGGGTCATAACCAGAGATAACAAACTAATACTTTCAAGTTTGTTACAAATCATACCATAACTAGTAATATTATCATATGGTCTTAAAAAGACATGTAAAAAGAACGAAATTTGAACTAAAAGACTAGCACCAATAATTTGATATCTAGGATAATTTCTAAGAAAAACCGACAATAAAATAAGACCAGCTTTTTTACCCATAATAATAAATTCATAGTACCATCTTTTTTCTCTATAACCTAAAAAAAGGAAACTCAATGGTGTAGAGCCATCATACCTATTTTGCATATCATAAAGTCTAAATCTATATTTATACAAAAGATAGAATCCAAACGCAGGAATACCAAAACCATAAATAACAATAGCAAAATAAGAAATAACCAAAAAAGTGTTATGTGTATTAGTATAACAAGTAACTGAAAAATCTTTAACAAGATAATAAGTACCACCAACTTTTTCACAATTCATAACTTCTAGGGTTTTTTCAACAATAGTAGGCCAACTAAGAAATGTACCGACAACAATAGCAGTTTTTTCCCATGCCCTAAAAAATTCAATACAATCAGGTTTATTAGCTTTATATTCTTCTTTTTCTAATTGTGTGGGTAATGTTTTAATTTTCTTTTTTTTGTTATTACAATAACAAAGAGACATAAAAGCAATAATAATAGTAACCATAATCATATAAAAAAGTGGTAATGATAAATAAACAATAAGTTTATCATAATAAGACCAACCAATAGCACAATCGGAAGAATAAAAACTAATTCTGGGAGATGAAAATTCTTTAGCTCGTTCAAATAAATATCGTACAAGAGTGGGCCAATTAATTTGAAAAGAACTAGCCAATGAAAATACCTGTGCATAATTCATAAAAATTTTAACAAGACCATTAACTTCTTCTTTTTTATTTTCAGAGGGGTTTGCAGTCTTAATAAGAAAAACAATTAAAATAATACAAACAAGGGGTATAAAAATTGTTAAACTAATAGTACGTGTATTATCTTCTGGACACTTTAAACAAACACCATCATCTTTTGAATATCCTTTTTCACAAACATCACAAACAGGTCCTTTATGACCTAGTTGACAAAGTTCATCACTAGTAAAATTAATTATACCACCTTTACAAGCAAAAATATTTTTACATTTATAAGTAATAATAGAATTTTCTGTTGGTCTCCAAACATGAGGTTTTAATTTTAATGTTTTAATAGTTGTGCCTTTATCACAAATAAATTCGGAACTACATGTAGTACAAGAAGGAACTTCTGTAGTATTATAGTTTATATTATATGATGATGATGAACAAATACATCCTGTTCTTAAAAAATTTTGTTCGGAATTAGAAGGACAATTAGTACATATAAAAGAACCATCAGAATTAGTAAATTTACCTTCTTGACAAAAATTACAAGAAGTGGCTCCCATAATTGAAGAAAACTGTCCGGGTTCACATAATTTACAAAATGTACTAGATTCAGTAGAAAAAGTACCTGTAGCACAATTTTTACAGTTATTAATAGTGGAAACACCGCTATTATCATTATAAGTGCCAGCAGGACAAGGTTTACAATCAACAATAGAAGTAGAACCAATAATATCACTATAATAACCAGCATTACAAAAAATACAACTAGTAGATGAATTGGAACCTCTTAAATTATTCCATTTTCCAGCGAGACATGATTGACAACTATTAATACTTTTTTGACCAGTCAAAATGTTATATTTACCTTCTGGGCAAGAAGTACATAATTTATAATCAGTAAGACCTTTTTGAGAAGAATATTTACCAGAATTGCAATCTTTGCATGAAAGTAAATTAGCGTTACCTAATTCAGAAGAATATTTACCAAGTGTGCATAATTTGCATTTACTATTTTTTTCTGAAATACCAACTAAATCATTATATTTACCAGATATACAATCTTTACATTCAAGACCATAAGTATCAGAAATTTTACCAATAGGACAAATAGTACAAAAATCACTTTTAGTATTAGAAACCCACCCATCAGGACATATAACACATTCAATTAATGATTTTTTAAATTTACCAGATTCGCAAGAAATACAAGAATCATTATCAGTAGCAGAAGTAACAAGACCAATAGAACCAGAATCACAAGTAATACAACTACTTTCTGTAATTTGTGATAAAAACGGTTGATATTTCCCTTTTTGACATTGAATACATTCGTTACTAGAAATTAACCCAGT